GAGATTGGCAAGGAAAGCTGGAGGCGGTCCATTCAGGCGTCAATGGGTATCATGCCCCTGCCTACCGCAGCTCAGAGACAGAACGAAAAGTCTGGTGTGGCACTCGACAAGATCCAGACGCAGCAATCGGTCGGCGCTTACCACTTCACTGCGAACTTCCAGCTGAGTTTGCAGTATGCCGGCAGACAGCTAAACGACCTCATCACCAAGGTCATGGACACGCCCCGGCAGATCGGCGTTAGAGGGCAGGATGAGACTCACAGTCTCTTACATGTGGTGCCGACAGGCCAGCCAGCACCTCAGGGCATTCAGCCCGATCAAATCTTCAACCCGCAGCAGGGCAAGTTTGATGTGACTATTGCCACAGGTCCAAGCTTCCAATCGCAGCGCGAAGAGGAAAGCCAGTTTGTAGACCTGCTGATTCAGAATCTTCAGAACATACCGCCTCCGGGCTCGCCTCAGGCCAAAATCATGGCTTTGGGAATCCGGCTCAAGAACATGGGCCCGATCTCCGATGAGATTGCTGATTTTCTCGATCCGCAGGAACAGCAGCAGATTCCGCCACAGGTGCAGGCTCAGGTTGCCCAGATGCAGCAGGCAACGCAGGAACTTGCTCAGGAGAATCAGCAACTCAAATTAGAGAAGCAGGCCAAGGTAGTCGAGATTCAGGGCAAGCTGGAGCAGATCAAGCTTCAGCACGCCTCGGATATGGCGCTCGAAGACAAGAAGCTTGAAACGCAGTTGACGGTTGCCGAGATCAACACGAAGGCCCAGAACATGCAGGAGCGCATGGCCTTTGTGGAGGACATGGTGAAGCAGCTGCACGGTCAGGCGCATGACCTCGGGCTCCAGAAGGACGACCAGGCGCACGCTCAGCAACTCGCCGAGCAACAGCACCAGCAGGCTTTAGAGCAGGGCGATCAGCAGGCCGCCAACCAGAGCATGCAGAGCGCACAGGACGCGGCACAGCAGCAATCAGCATCGGAGCAGGCTGGAGAAGGCGAATGATTAGGACGAGTGGTGGAGTCGAACTCTACACCCGCGATGAAGCCATTGCAATAGGGGAGGAAGACCCCGGCGAGGGTAATGAACTCATTGCTTGGCGCGACAAGGACGGAGACATTATCAGCACATCTTCGTGTCTCGCGGGGACGATGAAAGAGGGCGGCATTTCTTATTCCACTCAGCCGGAACAGGCGCAACAAAGTGGGGCAGAGCAGTCTCCTGCCCCTGCCTGCAAATAAGTAAGGCGTTCGGGAACGACCTCGGATGGCACACCGGGGCAGACGCGGGAAATCATGCCCGCCGCAGTAGTCAACGCGGTTCCTAAGCTCCCTGGGGGAGGGATGCAGACGGCACCGAACGCCTGAGTGCCACAAGTTTCGCCTGCTCGGCGGTAAGAGCACAAGGAAACCCAAAACACATGCCAGAAGAGACGGTTGTAGCCGCCACGTCAGCGGAGCAGGAAGCCCCTGCGACAACAGCACCCGAGTTCGACCATTCACGCGGAGCGCTGGTTGACCTATCGCCAGAGCAGCGCAGTGAGTACAAGAAAACCGGGGTTCTTCCCAAAGCACCGGAGCCCAAGAAAACCGAGGAAGTAGCTCCTCCTCAACCCGAGCCGAAAGGCGAAAGCGCGGCTGAAGCGGAACCAGCCAAAGGCAAGCAGGAGCATACCGAAAAGCAACCCAAGAAGCCCACAGCCGAAGAGCGAATTGCTCAGTTAGAAGCAACGATTGAGAAGATTCGCAAGGGCGCAGGAATCGAGCGCAAGGCGGAACCCGCACCCGCCCCTGTCGAGCCCAAGGCTGAGAACGCACAGCAGCAGCCTAAGCCGCCCCAGAACTACAAGGAGTGGTTCAAGCAGTTCGACGCGGAGACATGGGAGAATGATTATGTTGAGAAAAATCCAACTCACACGTTTTCGCAGATGAACGCTGCGCTCGCCGATTACCTCGGCGATGTGCGCGAAGAGTTCGCAAGGCATGCAGAGGCGCAACGCGCTTCTCTAGCCAAGACGAGCGAAAAGCTTCAGGATGCCGAAAAGCGGTATGGAGCAAAGTTCGACGATGTAGTGGTTCCCACTCTCAAGGCAATCAACGAAAAGATCGTCCCACCGATCCGTCAATTGCTCGAAGAGTGCGAAGTGCTGCCGGATCTCCTTTTCACCATCGGAGATGAGCAGGGCGGAATTGACAAGTTCCTTGCCATGCCTCCCGGCAAGCAGGCGCGGTACATTGCGCTCACCGAAGCCCTCATCCAGGAACAGCTCTCAGGCAAAGCTGAAGAGGTCAAGCCTGAACCCCCTGCCAAACCCCAAACCAGCGCACCGAAACCACCTGCTGAAGTCGGAGGCCGCGCAAGCACCCCTGATGATCCGCTGGTATCGGCTGCCAAGGCGGGTGACTACCGCAGATTCTCTGCTGAGTCCACGCGCCAAGCTTTAGCCCGCTTGAAGGGCTGAAAGGGTTTTCATGGCTGGCAACAGTTTTCTAGATACCAACTGGGTTTCCATGCGGGTTCTCTGGATTCTCCAAAACGCGACGGAGATTGCCAAAGAGTTCAACACCGAATGGGAATCTGACTTTGGGAAGAGCTTCCCTGTCGGATCGTCCGTGCAGGTGAAACTTCCCCAGCGGTGGCTCATCACCAACGGTCTGGGCTATCAGCCTCAGGCAATCGCACGTCTCGCCACCACCATCAACCTCGATCAGGTGTTCGGCATCCACTTTGAGTGGGATTCCTACGAAAAGCTCGTCAAGATGGAGCGTTCGCAGGAAGAGCTTGAGCAGCAGTATCTCAAGCCTGCCGCCATTCAGCTTGCTCAGGAGATCGATTCCCGCGCAGCGCTGTTCGGCTACCAGAACGCCTCAAACGTGGTTGGAACGCTCGGCACCGACGCGACGACCATCACCCCATTCCTCCAGGCAGAGCGGCGTCTTTATGAGAAGGCTGTTCCGCGCGGCATGGACAAGATGCTGGCGCTCTCGCCTTCGCTCATGCAGAGCTATGTGGGCGCCAACGTCACTCAGTTCAACCCTGCTTCCGAGATTTCCCGCATGTATCGCACGGGTATCCTCGGCACAGCGGCTGGCTGGGAGTGGGGCCGTTCGAATTCCCTCTATTCGCACACAGCCGGAACTGCTGCCACTGGCGGCGTAACGGTGACAGGCGCGAACCAGTCGGGAAACCAGCTTACGGTGACCGGCACGGCGTCTCAGACCATCAAGCAGGGCGACAAGTTCTCCATCCTGAACGTGAACGGCGTCAACCCGGTTACGCGCAGGGCGGGGAGCATGGGAGTGCAGAACTTCACTGCTCTCGCAGACCTCGTGCTGACTGGTGGTTCGGACACCTTGAACATCGCCCCGGCGATTTATGGCCCCGGTTCGCAGTATCAGAACGTGGACGCTCTGCCAGCAGACGGCGCGGCCTTCACCTTCTGGCCCGGAACCACATCGCCCAGCGGCAAGTCTGGCATCGTCTCACTCGGCCTTACCAAGTACGCATTCGCCATCTCGGGCGGCAAGCTCGAAGTGCCGAAGGCTGTTGAGCGGGCAGAGCAGACGGAAGATCCCGACACCGGCATGGCAATCCGCTTTGTGCGTGCATGGGATCAGCGTGAATCGAAGATGACCAACCGCTTCGATATGTGCATCGGCTTCGGAAATCTCTACCAGGACAATGGCGTTGTTGCCATTGCAGGAGCGTAAATCATGGCTGGATTGAATCAGACAGCAACTCCCTCTCCGGTCGTTGATTTCGCCCCCACAAAGAACTATCCGAGCTTTTCGGGGCTGATCAACGAAGTCGTCACCATAGGTGCCTATACCGGCACCGCCACCACTCTCACCTACGCCGATGTGCTTGGGGGCTTTATCACCTCCAACAACGCATCGGCCCAAACCCTGACCCTTCCGACTGCGGCTCTTCTGGTTCCGCAGATCGAAGGCGCTCAGGTTGGCTCCTCGATTCGCTTCTTTGTCAAGGAGCTTGGCGCGGGCACTGCAACTGTTGCTGCTGGAACGGGCGGAACGGTTGTGGGAACTGCGACCATCGCCACCCTCAACATCAAGGAATTTCTGTTGCGCGTGACTGCTGTAGGTGACACACCGACCTACAGCGTTTACAGCCTCGGAACCTCGGTGTACTAACTCTAGGCAGCGGGGCGGTAGACGCTTGCCGCCCCACCTTTTTGAAAGGATCACATGCCATTCGCCATCGATCAGGAAGCCATTGAAAGCCCGAACATGAAGGTCATGGACATCAACAAGCCGCCCATGAAGTCCATCCCGCACGAGAAGTTCCCCAAAGCCGTCTATCTGCACCCCGTCGATAAAACGAAGGAGCACAAGGCGAAGATCGTCAAGAACGATGATGAATTGAAGGTTGCCATGAAGCAGGGATACAAGCTAAATCCTCACATCCCCGTGGCGCCAGCAGAGCCTGAGCTTGAATCCGGCGAGTACGAGACAGGGAAGTAATGGCGGCAAACTCCATCACGGTCAAGGCCCTCGACATCGTTACCGAGGCCATGCAGGAGATTGGGCAGGTTGCTGCGGGGGAGTCTTTGCCTGCGGACCAGCAGACAGACCTTCTGCGCAAGCTGCAACGGGTCATTGACTACTTCAACGCCCGCACGCCGCTGATCTACAACGTGAACTTCACCCGGTTCACGCTGCCCATCAACAAGCTGCCCGTGACTATCGGACCGGGAGCGGACTTCGACGTAAACCAGCGCCCTCGGGACATCGACAGCATTTCACTCATCTTGATCAACTCAACCAGCGGGGGAGAAGTTGAGATCCCGCTGAACAAGAGAGATCAGGACTGGTGGGCACAGCAGAGCATCAAGAACCTGCCTTCAACGCTGCCGACAGACTTTTACTACTCCCCGGACTGGCCGAATGGCGGAATCTACTTCTGGCCCGTGCCGCAAGCCGTGAATGACGTGCGCTTGCAGATGCCGGTAATTCTGACCGAATACACGTCTTTCGCAACCAACTTCACCCTGCCTCCGGGCTACTAGGATGCGATCGTTTACACGCTGGCCAAGTCCATCTGCCCGATGTTTCAGGCGACGTGGACTCCAGAACTTCAGATGTTGTGGCTTGCTGCAATCAAAGGCATCCAGGTGAACAACTACCAATCGCCTCGGCTTGCCTCGGACTCTCCGAGCCAGTCAACCGCATCGCGCTGCCGACCTGACTTCAACTTCCTGACCGGACTGCCGCAATGAGCGTTCCCTGCAAGGTCTACTACCTGCGTCCTAACGGCACAGTGAAGGAACTGACTGCCAACACGCAGACAGAGCTAGAAAACCTGATTCGCATTGGCTGGAGCACGGAGAAGCCCAAAGGTGCCTAGGATTGGATTCGTCGGAGGAGCCTACACGGACACGTCTCTTGCCGACGAAGAGTGTATCAACATGTACAAAACCTCCGTCGAGTCGCAGGGCGCTGTCACTCCAGGCAGAGCCTATAGCGGATCGATGGCGCAGGGCACAGGCGGGCTCAAAGGGGCTCCGGGGCTGGAGACATATGTCACGCTGCCAACTCTTCCAGTCAGGGGGCAGTGCTGGACAGGAACACGTCATTTCGCAGTTGGCGGCGACACGCTGTACGAGATCAACCCGGACAAGAGCCTGACGGTTCGGGGCACCATTACCAACGATGCTCAGCTTGTCTCCATCGCCTTTTCAAGCATTCAGCTGCTCATAGTCTCCTTCGGCTCGGCGTACTGCTACGACCTCGCAACCAATGTTCTGACCGATGTCAGTGCGCAGATGGCAGGCACACCCGGAGTTGTCATCTATCTCGGCACCTACTTTGTGGTCAATCTGCTGGGCACGAACAAGTTCCAGTTCTCTGACATTCTGGACGGCATGACGTGGCCGGGGCTCAATGTAAACGGCGTCTCTGTCTTTGCGGAGAACATTTCATCGATCATCGCGAACCACAATGAGCTTTGGGTGCACGGGCTTTTCCATACGCAGGTCTACCAGATTACCGGCAATGACGATGTGTTCGAGACAATTCCAGGCGCTCTGATCGAAAAGGGCAACATTGCACTCAATGCGCCCTGCCTGCTTGATAACTCAGTGCTCTGGATCGATCAGGACTGGAGAGGCGGACGAACAGCATGGAGATCGAACGGCTACACGCCTCAACGGATCTCGACGCACGCGGTAGAGATTGACCTTGCAACTTACTCAGCAGCGCAGATTGCCTCTCTGAGCACCTATTCGCTGCAAATCGATGGTCACTTGTGGTGGGTGGTCTACATCCCGAACTCGTCATGGTCCTGGGTTTACGATGTGGGCGAAAATCTCTGGTTCAAGCTGGCAAACTGGGATTCCGACAACGGCCCGTTCAGCCCGCATCGCTCATGGAACCACGTCTATGCGAACGGCTTGCATCTGGTAGGCGATTGGGACTCGGGCAACATCTACGAGATGAAGCCTGCGGTCAACAACGGCGACGGCTCCTACTCGTTCGTGACGTACAACGGGGGTATCATACGCCGCTATCGCAGGCTGCCGACTGCGCAGAATGAGCTTGAATATGAGACTCACGCAAAGCTGACCATCGACATGGCGACAGGGCTAGGCCCTCAACCTCCATTGCAGGACGGAGATGGCAACGACAGGGCCCCGCAGTGCATGTTGCGCTGGACGGATGATTCGGTGTTTGGGGTTTGGTCGAACGTGCATACGGCGGATTGCGGGATGTCTGGTGAATATCAGACACGGGTGCGGTTCCTTCGCTTAGGCAGGGCACGCCGCAGAGTTTATGAGTGGTCGCAGACTGACCCGATACCGACATGGATTTTAGGTGCCTACCTTAACGGACCTGACGGAGCATGAGCAATGATGGATTTCTTTCTATGTGTGGCGGCGTGAGTTGTCATCACGCTGGTCGGCATTTACATCTTTGAGCGCATTCGCTATCGGAAGATAAATTGAGCAACAACCCCGCAAATCTCGTAGTCTCTCCGTTTACGCCTCGCACGAAGCTGGTGGATGACAACGGCTATGCAACATGGGAGTTTCTGAAGTTTGCGCAGGGGCTTGCTCAGGCAGTCAACAACGCGCTGAACATCCTTGGGCAGTTCGATGGCGTGATCGGCCCAGACGCAACGGTTGCAGGGCATGTTGGGACGCTCAAAGACAACATCCAGAACCTGAGCGCCTCGGGATTGCTTGCGGCCACAGCTCTGACGGGCATCGTTCAGCCAGCGCAACTCCCCGCAGCAGATCCCATCACACAGGGAGCCGTAGTTCTACCCGCTGGTGCTCCATCGAACGTGCTGGATTCAGCAGCGTTTCAGCCTGCAAGCGCATTTGATCCAGCAGGCGCAGCAGCAGCAGCACAGGCAGCTAGCGACCCAGCAGGCTCGGCAGGCGCAGCAGAGACGGCTTCGAAGGCCTACACGGATAGCAAGTTCGCACCGGGCATCTCTGGCACGGTTCCGCTGGCAAAGATCACAGGACTAGGCGCAGATGGTTCGCTGACGTTCGCGAATGGGCTGATTACGGCGAAGGTTGACCCGACGTAGGGAAATAGTAGGGGAGAAGTAGGGGAAAACTAGGGGAAATGCACGAATACCGCACACTCACCACTCCCGCAGAACTGGAAACGCACCTTCTTCCAGTGCTCAAAGCCAACGGCTCTGAAATCCCCCCGCTTGACTGCTTTGTTGCGCATGTCGAATTCAACGAACAAGGGCAGGTTGTGGCCTATCAGATGCTCCAGAACGCCATATTTCTTGAGGGATTGTGGGCGCGTGACTCTTCGGCGCATTTGCTTGCCGTCTATCGCGGGGCGCAGAAGTTTGCCACGGAGAGGCTTGGGGCAGCGCGGGTGCTGACGATGACGCGGCAAGACGAAACAGGCAACAGAATCGGCAGGATTGCACAGAAATTGGGGTTTGAGCGGTTGAACTGGAACATCTTCAGGAGGAAAGCCTAATGCCGTTAGCAGCAGTTGCAGGAATCAGTGCTCTGGGTTCGATCGGCT